AAGAGACAGGTCTTTATATTAATATCTACATCATTTCCTATACCAGACAAAGGGTAATAATCATGAATTACATAGTACTTACATTCTTTAAAAGCCATGCTTCTTTCTTTTTTCATTCGAACTAAATATGATTCACCATGACGGAATTCTTTAATTTTCTTATCATATTTAAGAGTATACATAGCACTTTTTCTGTTTTAAAGGTTAATACTTTGTAAAAGTAGCAATAAATAAATTAATATTGTCATAATAATTAAATGTTAGATAACATAAAAAGTCCCGACCGCTACCAGTCAAGGCTCAAATTTATCAATGATGATTTTTATTACAAACTTGCCGCTAATGAGAAAGGTTGTGGAATTAAGGATGAAAAGCCCCGACTTTCGCAAGCCGGAGCATCTAAATTTAAAGTTTTTCTATTTGCTCCGCTTGATTATAAATACTACAACCAGCAAAACAGCTATTCCAACACACATCCAACCTATTTGTTCCGGTAATGTGGATTCCTTATTGTCTTTTATTTCTTCTGACCGGCTTTTCTCATGGTTCTGAGAAGACAACTCCTTGTCAGCATCCACTTTCATACTATCCTGTATTTCTACATTTGTTTCCTCCTTCTTCCTGAGGTCACCTTTTATCTGCCCGTCAGCAAGTAACGGACGTTTACCTGTCAGACTGTCAACCGGCTTCCGGGTATCATAAACACGGAAATCAATCACATAACTGCCTTCAGTAGCAATGAGGGTTGATAAAGAGGTATGAGAACCTTCCACCACATGAACAGATTCAGATATGCTGTCAGTACTGACAACTTTCCTTTCTTTCATTACAGCCTTATGCGAGCTGCCACATGATCCGAACAACAGGAACAAACACATGAAAGGAGCCAGCAATATATGCCGGCTTACCCAGTTCATAACTCTAACCAACATAGTCTACAACTTAAGAACTTGCATCCTGTTATCCCCGTCAGCCCGATAACTGACGTGCACCCAAGCGAAGTTAGACTCGTCAATCAATTGATCATAGGGCAGGTTCTTGCGGATATATTCAAATAACAGCTTGTTTTGCTGTCTGTCTCCAGTGTCAATATCAGCAGCTTCCCCCTTCATGTGCTGCGAGGTCTTACTTCCCTTGACGGCCGCATTAAGTTCCGGACAGCGATAACCACTGTTTACTGTTATAGGCTTTCCCCACCATGTGCGTAACGGGTCCAGTACGTTGTCCACCAAGGCAGTCAGAGCAGTCACATGCTCCTGTCTGCATCTGTTATTTATTCCCAAGCGGTCGGCCGTGTTACTACGGCATAATTCCGCAATCGTAAAAAACTTCATTTCTTTTCCTCCTTATCTTTAATTAATGTAGCCCTGCGTGGTGGAATACGACGGCCGCATTCGCTGTCGGGCCTGTCACAACGGTTATGTTCGGCATCTTTCAATTGCAGTTCCAGCTCGTGGCACTTATGAATCCATGCCAGCTTATCAGACTGTTCATTACGAAGCTCAACGTATAACGCATCAATCTTGGCGTCACGCTGGGCGATACGTTCTTCCAGCCAGTCAACCTGCTTGCGCTCGTTCTCATCCTCCATTGAATCGGCGGACGCATCCTCTTTCCGTGCGTTCGTCTTGCGGTTCACCCAGAACGTGACACCCCAACGGACAGCCTCCAATCCTCCGAAAGCCCCGATTATAGCCAACCAGTCGTTTAATTCCATTCTGTCTATTGTTTATCTGATTATAATACTACTTCAAAGATATGTCTATTTACTTACGTCATTGTTGCAGAATTACTTAAATCCATTGCCACGATATGACAATAAAAAAGAGCCTGATGACAATATTTATTGCCATCAAGCTCCTGGTTACACTGCAAAGATAGTGAAAACTATTCCATATTCAATTCATATTGAAAAAAATAATCAGGAGCAATATTTCGATTATCCGAAGAAATTAAAGAGTCACAATATTAATAGAAAACAAATAGGATTCATGAAATCTACCGGTTGTCTATAAAATCAGATGTTCTCAAGCCTTTATCGGGAAACATCTTTACTTTTTTCCTTTTCCTTTGAACATTTTTCAAGTCACGCACAATGGTGCTGGAAAGTACCTCCGAATAAATCTGTGTGGTCTTTACGGAAGTATGTCCGAGCAGTTTCTGCACAGTGGTAATAGCCACTCCCTGATGAATCAGCAGGGTGGCACAGGTATGACGGCTCACATGGTAGGTTATCCGCTTTTTGATACCACATAACCCGGCCAGCTTTCGAAGCTGCTTATTCACTTCCGAGTTACAAGGCAAAGCGGCAAAACTTCCGATATCCGGATAGCGGTCAAGAATGCCCAATGCCCTGCTTTCAAACAGCAGATGTAACGGCAGACGGATTTCCACCCCTGTCTTGACGGATTTGAAGTACAGCCACCGCTTGCCGTTTATCCTAATGAAATTCTCAGGTGTGAGCTGGCAGAAGTCAGAATAGCGCAATCCGGTATAACAGCAGAACAGGAAGGCATCGAGCACATGGCGCATGGATTCCTCTTCCACCTCGACCGTTTCCAGCTTCTTCAGCTCGTCCGGGGTAAGAAACTCATGTCTGCCTTTCTCCTGTTTGATTTTGTACTTTCTGAACGGATAAGCATCCGCGTGCATATATCCCTGGTTGATTGCCTCATTGACCAAGGTACGGAGCTGTCTCATGTGCTTGGCTATCGTATTGACCGCATTGCCCTTTTCTCTCAAGTATTGCTCAAAATCACGAAGGAATGTATAGGTAAGATCCTTGAAGTCCAATCCGGAACGGAAATCATGCAGGACCGCCAGTGTCGAGTGCAGGTTGTCCTTGGTGGACTGCTTCTTGTCCGAATTGTCAATGGCTGATTTGGCGAAAGTGGAGAAGCTGATATTCACGGCACTTTTCTTCTTGACAGCATCCTTCAGTAGTGAGAGCGTGGCAGGTATTCCGCGCTTCCAATACCCCAACTCTATGCCTTGCAGATACAGGATGTATTCATAGAGCATTGCGTTGAGTTCGTTAGATTGGGGGTGGTTAATGACTTGTGCCCCCTCACGGCTCCAGCACTCCGGTTTGAGGTAAACATTGGTCTTCAGGTAGATTTTCCTTTGATTTAAATAAGCTTCAACCTGTACAAGAGCCGTGCCTTGCTTATTCAGTTTCTTTTGGCGGTTAAAGACCAACCTGTATCGTATCTTCTCTAGCATATTTTTATTTTAAATTTAGCTATTTCCTCCCAAATAATCAAATTCGACAATATTAATCCTAATCTTTCGATCTGGGAGGACTTCTGCCAACAAATGGAATAAAACGAACTGAATATTATGAAACAATACGGCCAGGAGTATCATTTAGTATAGGTGCTCCTACCAATGAATTCGTATATGTCAGCCATAATGACGGAGAAATGATGATTTATGTTGATTCTACCGGCATTGTTACGAAGATATTCTCTAGTGCTGATAAAATTATATCTATATCACTAAAGGATAATCAGATTATGATAACTGCTATAAATTATGACCTTATAGTTACGATTCGTGTACTCTCTTTTTAACATGGATTTTATCTAAACAGAGAGCTGGGAGAACTTTTCACTAATTTGAAGCTGTTTCCATTCATGTATAGAGGGAGAGTTAGTGATGCAAATCTAGCCGTAGACAATGGTTGGTATGAAATATTTGGTGACATTTCCAATGCTCCATTTACCCAAAGTTGGGGACCGCTATTTGTCATTGGGAATTCATATAAAGTCCAGTTCGCTTTTTATTCTGTTTCAGATGGGTTTAAATTGTATGTGAGACAACTTAACCATACCAATTTTGGATGGGCTAAAATAGATTTGACACAGGTATAGGAATTTTGTACTTCTGGGAGAACTCATCGGAATAAATGATACGTGGATAAGAAGACGGTTTACAATAAAAGACTGCAACACAGCTATAGCCGGAGCTTATAATGTGGACGATTCCACAACCAATAACTTCCCTACAGGAGCATATAAGTTTGGAACGTTACTTGTGGCAAACTCTGGCTTTTTTGGATCTCAGTATTTTGTTCCTGACAATTTTAATGTAGATCCATACATATATATTCGGTCTATTAGTAACAATGGAAATTCTTTCAATAAATGGGCTAAAATTAAAGTAACAATTATAACATAGATATTCTTCATGGAACGACCTGGGAGAACTTTTGCCACTTTCGACAAATACTAATAAGGGATTAACAAGGAGAACAGCATATTTTGATTTAATTCAAGGCAAATTATACAAGATAGCATATAAAGAGGAACTATATGTATATAAACCTGTAATATGCTTACTATATGTGCTAAGAAATGGAATATCGTCTTGCTATGTAGCTTCATTAAGTGGGTATCGTAATGGAGTTTCCCATTTTAAATTGATATGTGGAAATGATATCCAATTTAAGCTGTATCAAAAGTTGAATAGTGCTAATTATTTTGACTTCATGCTGGAATGCTCTGATAATTCAGCTGGCATTATGGAGATAAAAGCCATGAATGATTTAACGGTTATTGAAACGACAGAACCATTAAGTGATTGGCAACAAATTGCAACAGAATAATAGCATAAGTTGAGAGCTGGGAGAACTGTTGGAAAATCCGAAGGGAACAAAATCGTTTTCTTCATGGAGTGAATTTACGGATTTTGTAAATGAAATGCCTATAAAAACAATTCAACCTTTCGTTTCCAATTTCAATGCTTTTGCTGGAGAAGGATTCTACGGTAATGTCGTTCAAGGATTGGTTATAAAACAATTAGAAGATGTTGTTTTCATCTTCGGAATAGCAATAGACGGAACATTAATATTTAGAAAAAGGAATTATCCAGACGTTTCAACTTGGGAAGATCCTAAGATAATAATTCACAGTAATAATTGACATAAAATCTATTTGAAACGAGAGCTGGGGGAACTGATCGGTACGGCTACGAGAGAAAAAACAGGCTTGAGCGATAGTATACAAGCCTTAAACTCTACGTTTTATAGCATTTCTAGCGGATCAAAGAATGCTACTTTGTTTAAAGTTTGTGATTATGGCAAAAATATTCTCCATCGATTATATATCTATAGTGCACCTAATGGTACATCGGATACTTGCAGATATATTCGTGTGATCCTCTCAGACAATAATATATTTGCAAATATGTTGTTGGCAAAGGGAGGGAGTAATATCAGACTTTTTAAAGATGAAACAAGTTTTTATGTTTACACTTATAACGGTACGTGGTCGAGGTCTAATATTGAGGTTTTTGCAAATGAACCTCATCGCTTTTATTTCACAGACGTGACAGATCAAATCAGTATATCAGATTTGGAAGAAATCTCTATATCTTGAAAAATATAGCGGTTTATTCAGATATTTATTACCTTTGCACTGCACATGGCGTTGTGCATATCAGGATCGGGTGGAACCGGCTTGTACCGGACCACCCGTTTTTTAATCATTTCAAAGATACGGTTTTCCAATTACCCCAACTGTCACTAAACCATTTCACTCGATATTTATAGGTATCTCCGCTATAATTATATAGATTCTGAACACAACAGATATTAGGTTTGCCGATTACAACTAATACACAATTACGGACATATTCTAATTTTGAATTTTGTGATAGTAAGTATATTCCGCTATAATTCATCTGATCTAATTCGTCTTGAGATTCTATTTCTTCCTCATTTCTGAACCTTAACCACGTATCATTTATCCCCAACAGTCCCCCCAGATCGCCAACAGGCAGAAATTCTTGTTTAAATTCCTACCTGTGTTAGTGTGCTGATATCTATATTTACCTTGGTTGCTGAAATGGTATTATTCATCGGTATACGGTTAGCAAAACATACTACAGCGTAGCCCCATCCTGCTACATAGACATAATAGTTATCATCATCATCTTTATACATTTTTATTGATAACGGTCCAGAATTATGAGTAATACATAAATTATTACCATAACCATGTCCGCAGATAATAGAGTAGTCATCAGCTATTGCCGAATTACCTTCACCAACAATCTTAACAATCAAATTTCTATTTCTCGTAAAATCAATCCTATATAAAGCCGGAGAGCCTGTGTTTGCTGATAGATTTATATAGTTTCCATTTTGCAGAAGTTCCCCCAGAAGTAAAAATAGGTAAATTTTATGTCAAAGAAACCATCATCCAAGAAGACCAATTTGTTCCCCATTTTAGTCTAATATATAATTTTCCTATGTTATAATAACAAACTTGTAAAACCATGATGTTATTAACAGGTAATACTATTAAGATTCCATTATTATTACTATTAATAGATGGCATGTTAATGTCGCTAGGATAATTCCGATATATCCCTCCTGATATAAGTTTATTTGCATCCCCGAATGATGAGCCATTATCAGCTTCTGGTAATCTCCATAGCTTCAAACCAGTGAACAGTCCCCCCAGTTTTGATGCAAGTGACTGCATCGTCATTTGTGCGGCATCTCCGCTACTTTGTAAAACCCTTACATTTGCGGCATCTGTCACGGTCGGAAGTTCATTTTCATACACGTCATTTCCTGTTGCAGCAACGGCAGCAAATGTTGAAGTTTCTGACAAAGCCATAACCATTCTTGTGGAAACCATGTCCACCATCTCATCCACTGTTACATTCTGTTCGTTACCGTCTTTATCAACAGCCTTAAAACCAACAATATTGTCTAAATTCAAATCACTCATAATATCCTAATTTTATAAAGTTCTTATATAATTTTTCCACGCTTTTGAAGTGCCGCCAACCGACTTGTACATCTTCTTTCTGCCGCCTTTTATTTTATACCGGGAAAGATTGTTCCTGTCATAGTTAACGGGGTAATCCGGATTGTCTTCGTTGGCATACGCCTCCATTTCGTATGAGATGGTATAATACGCCGAACTCGCAGGATGGCAGATAGGGTTTCCCTTAATCCACTCAACAAAATACCGCCAGTAGTATTTTACCCATGAGCCGACAGCCTGTGCCTGACGCAGGTGTATGGTTTCGTGAGTCATACTCTCCTTACCTGCATAGGTCTGCATGTACTTCTCTATGTTCTCTTTGTTCTCAATACGGTAGATCATCCGTCCGCACCACATCATGAAACGGTATCCCTTGAAAGGATAATGCTTCATGGAAAGCAACCGAGGAGTGTCAAAATCACCCGGCTTGCTTGAGAACAGCATCTTGATTAATTGCCATAATTCTTTCATAAGCATATCTTTTACTCAATTAAATCCATACGTGTTATATACCAATGGTTGTTAAAGGCCTTCATCTCCAAAACATAAGGCCTTGCCATCTGAATTTCTGTTTTATTGTTATATGCTCCCGCCAGTCCGCAGAAATAGTTCGTAGCCTTGTACTTGTCCGGGTTCTTAGCCACCCTTGATGTCATGTCTACTACAAACTCTAATCTCAATCCGTTCCATGATGATGCGGGAGGAAGGGTTATGGTTCCGCCAAGACCATCAGCGGAAAAGAATGTAGATCCCTGAGTGGATGGGTTCACGGTCATGTTACCTTCTGAATCAGCCAGACTATCCATATCGCTTCCCGGTGAATAGAGAAGATCTGCGGTGATAATACCCGACACTTTGACATTACTATCCGAATCCCACGATATGCCCCCATCAGCCAATTTCCCCGATCCGTCTTCTTTTATGAGTGTTTTACCACCACCCAATTTTATATACGCATCATTCTTCTTGCCGGATATCTCCATATTTCCATTCTGACTCTTCATCATGCCATTTTTATACATGAATCCGGCCACATTCGCACCATCGGCAAACAGGGTGTCAGTAGCGATATTCACAAACTTCTGCATGGCTTCCCAGTTCGAATCCCCGTTGGCTGATGTGGGTGCAGCGGTAACGGAAGCGCCGTGATTTTTTACAAGGAAATTATAATAAACTCCCCCTATCAAATATATGACCTTATCCCGGTAATCCGCATTCCAGACGTAAGTCTGTCCGGAAGCCCATACGCCTCTGTCACGGGGAAACGCCCCTGTTGCTCCTGTTGCTCCTATGTCTCCGTCTTTAGCAACCCCCACACCTTTTTCAGCGACAAAATTATTATTCCATGCGTTTGCATCGGAAGCCGACTTATAAGCCCGGACGGCAAACTGGGTGTATCCGGCTGTCGCAGGAACGGATATCTGATTGCTTAGGGTAGCACCTACATGCGCCAGCCAGTTTCCGTTGTATTTGCGTGCAGCCAGATAAAGCGTGCTGCACGTGCTTACATTGCCTGCCACATTCTGTTTGCAAGTGACAAGGAATCCAGACGGGGATGGCGTGCCTGTTGAAGTGAAGTTGATCACGCTGACAGGACTGTCCAGCCAGTAGGATGCCGACGGTCCGACGGGAGCAACCATCTCCTGCCAGTCCGCATGTACCGTCCGGTTCGCAGATCTGCCGGCGAGGATGTATCCGCCGTCTCTTTTCCTGCGGAGTCTGCCGTTTCTGAACTTGGCGATTTTAATCGGAGGGTTGGAGGTTTCAACCTTGCTTAAGTAAGATCCTCCGGCAAACGATACTGTACTGTTCTTGGTATACGGAGTATTGGCGGATTCCCAATGACCGGCTGCTGTGATGCTCTCACCATCCTTTCCGTCACTGCCGTCCACAACCATCGGGACAGTCTCGACATCAACCGCCTGACCGTTCACGTAGAACACGAACTTCAAGCTACTGGTAAAATTACCGGAAGCCACCCCGACACCATCACCGATGGGAACCTCGGCCGCACCGTCACGACTGTACTTCAACTCCCCGTCCGTTGTGGCCGTAGTGACCGCACCGACTGTCTTCATACGCCGGCAGGATACCGAAGCTACACTGTAACCGCCGTTCTTGTTCTTGCTGACCATCGTGGCCGAAGTGACAAGGCTATAAATTACCGCATCGGAACCGTCCGCCCCGCCACGGACACCGGTTATCTTGAAAGTCAGTTCACGGGTATAGAGCTGCCCGTTCTTCATTGCAGCCAGTGTGATGGTGACCGTATTCTGTTCCGGAACCGACTTTCCGGCAGCGACGGATATCGCCACCGCTCCGGTGGCCTTGCTTGTGCTTGCCGTGAAACCGGCAGGCGTGCTGACTGTTAAAGTCTCAAGGGTGAGTTTCTCGGTACCGTACCACATGGATACATGGGTAGTCCATGACTGTGCGGAAGTAGTAACACCGGTACTGGTAAGAGCGACGCTCACCATCTCATTGTCAAGGTCGGCCATGATATTCGACTCCCCGTCCTTACTCCAACGGTGCACAGGGGCCGGAGTGCTCCATTCACTCCATACTCCATCACGCTTCACACGTTTGCACGCCCATTCCACCTGATGGTCTGCATCCACGCCAAGAAAATCATCTGTCCAGCCTTCCGGTATATAATCATCCTGCTGCTTCGAATCCGGCTTGTCAGGGGTAAGGCCGATGATGTTGGTACGGGTGTAGATCCACTCGTAACCTTTGCCGTCCTTACCGTCAGTCCCGTCTTTGACCATGACCATCCACAAACCATTCCGGTATATGTAAGTACAATGGTCAGCCGTATTTCGGTAGCTGTCACCCTCCTTGGGATTGGACGGATGGGATGCGAACTCACCCAAGAAGGTGATACTCTCACCTTTAAGTTCACGACCGTCCAGCAGCATCTCCCAGTCTTCATGCACGGTCCAGTCGGCTGATTTCCCGGCAAGGATATAACCGCCATCCTTTTTCTTTCGATAATTGCCGTTCCTGAACCTTGCAATTTTAATCGGAGGATTGGATGTTTTCACCTTGGAGATAAAAACACAGCCCGCCAAAGTGACCATGGTATTGACCTCGTATGGGGTCTTAGAGGATTCCCAATGACCGCCACCTATTACAGACAGTCCCGGATCACCCTTGTCACCTTTGGCGGCTGATACAAGCCAGTCCGGATTGTTTTCGGATGGCTCGGAAGTAGTGCCCTTGTCATTGACGCACAACCATGTGGAACCGTTATGGGGCACACGGGAATAATACGCATACTTCCTGCCCGGCTCCCAGCTAGGGAAGTCGATAGGAACGCGGACTGTGCTACCGGTAATTTCATCAATTTGAAAAATCAATCCCGTCATGATGATATCCTGCAATACTGCCGAGAACCTGTCGCAGTTGATCCCGTTGATGGTCATACCCTTCTTCTTGCCGAACCAGCTCTTCATCTGTGCCGGCTCCGGGTCCCAGGTGTTGGCATTGTCAACAAGGGTGATGCAGCAGTTACCGTCACGCACGTCTATGATGATATAAGTCTGACGCTCCTTGTCGGTGAAGTTCCCCGTCTGTCCGAGACGCATCTCGTTATGGGGAACGAACTCATATCCGGGACGCGGAACCATCACGAATGTCTTCTCGTCGTAATCTGCGGAAGTGATACGGTACTGTATTTTCCGGAAACCAATAAAGTCACCGGTAGTGACGCTTTTGTCATGCCAGAAGCCTAGGAGGATATCGTCCGGCTTCTGTCCCAGCGGTACACCATCCTCCAGATCAGGGATGACAGTATAGCTGCCGTCACTATTGGCGACAAAGCTTTTTATCTTCAGCCCTCCGCCGGGACTTATAGTATTATATCCTTCAAAATAGGTCTGACGGTTGAAACGAAGTTCTGGTACACTCAGAGAGCTGCGCAGGACCAAAGCCTCCAGCTCGGCACGGGCGTCCTCACCGATGTAACCTCCAGAAACACCGGTAACGAAATCACCGAACTTGGCATAATTCTTAATCAATACTCCGCCTAGCAAGGATAGCAGGAAATTCGTAGAATCCTCCTTATCTTTGCGCAAAAAGTATTTGGTGAGCTTTTCTATATCAGAATTATCCATGTTTTCTAGAATCCCGATAAATATGCGCCCAATTCTTTCAGCTGTATTCTCTCCTTCTGTAGATGCGTTTCTTACTTGAAGAGCCAGTTTCTTTAATATATCAACAGAATCGCTCATTCTCCTATTACACGAAAAACAGTTCTATTAGATTTTAATTTCCCTTCACCGTTATAAAGTGGCATACCGCATTCTTTTAGGTAAAGCACGCATTCTTTCAGGTAGCGGTCAGCTATGCTACATGCATCGCTATACACCATCATCTTTTCCTTGAATACTGTATGACTGCTATATTCACCTTCCTTGTTCACGAAGCCAAAACGGGATACATTCCCATCTCCATTTTTGACAATACAGGCATAGGTATAATAAGCCAAAGCTACGCGAAGTCCAGTGATGATTATCTTCTTTTTACATTTAGTTTCATAAGTACCTCCGTCAAGCAGTAGCTGGTATTTTTCAGGATTTTTTTTCACGTCAAGGAACAGTTCGTCTCCCAACGCTGATTTGATGTAGATATTCTCCGACTCACGGATGTAGGTTTCTATCTTGTCAGGATCGAGATGTACAGACATTCCGCGAGACAAAGCCGATACCTCATCTGTTGTTATTAGATACTGCTGCATTTCGTACATACTTTAATGGTTCCACACTATAATCATTAGAGGGGTTGACTACTTCATACCAATAGCTGAATATACGGCTAAAGGTACGCTCTATTAAGCGTTGTTGCTTGCTTACGATAGAATTGTAATACTCGAAAGCATCTTCCAAAATATCGCCTGAGAATCCGACTTTACCAATACGGATGCAATACCATGGCTCTTGGCCATAAGCTGAATAAATACGTTCAACCACACTTGCGTCAGTAACGGTAAATTCTTTGTCGTAATTTTGTGAGTTCAGATTTATTATTTCAGGTTTTTCCTCATCGCTTTCTAAAGTAACTTCCATAATCTTTCCTGCATTCGTATCACCTTGCAACTGGATGAGTGTATTTGAGAAACTGTCGTCATCGTCTGTATCTTTCACTTCGTTGCCTTCTTCGTCAAAGGTTATGTTCGATCCCTTTTTGGTGAATACCATAGCGCCAGGGAAGAAATTATTTCGTACATTTCTGTACTTGACATTGGACAGCCCTTCATCGGTACTCATTTCTGTAGCCACCCGGTCACCTTTCCCGACAGGATAAGTATTTTTCCCGGCCATTGACACCCATAGGATTTGACCTTTGTAGTATTCAATGCCTCCGGCTGCTTCTATTTGAGCCAGTATAACATCTTTTTGAGGGTTAAAAACATCTATATAGTCGATGTTTTCTTTCTTGACCTGCAGAGCTTTCCCTTTACGTGTCTTCTTTCCGCTCCAGTCTGGATGTACTGCTATTTTTGCCACATAACCGTTTTCATCTTCTTCTGTCAGACGGCAATTTTCAAATGGTACGTGCTGCATCTCCACTATCTCACAGAAAACATTGTAGTTAACATGGATTGCTATTCCATTGAGTTCGGACATGTCTTTACATAGTAACATGTGCACATCATCCAATGTGTCACCTTTTCGATTGACTACATATTTGGAAAAAGCAACCTCACGGAATCCGTTTCCTTCAATGAAGTCAGCGAAACGGTCTGAGCATTCAGATGCAGTAGAGCTTGCAGCAATGATATTCTTTAATGTCTGCGGATATAGGTTGTCCTGTCCGTAGGCTTGAATTCCTAGATTTTGTAAATAGCTTGTATCAATGCGGTTACTGCTTTTCTTTTTTAGATCTCTTACTCTCATATTCGCGAGGTTTACGTTCGTCCTTTATTTCTTTTATTCAACTTTATCTTCGCCTTCTCCATTCATTGCGTTCACAATTTCAATGGCCTTGCTTAGATGCAGATTCAGAACTTTTTTACTGATTTTCTTGCCGTTGATTTGGAAATCTTTCAACGTGTCAGCCACGGATTCTTCAGAAACTCCGTCTTGCAATGATTCTACCATTGAATCAAGCAGGCTTTGATTGTATCCACATTTGTTAACACGTTCTTTCCAGTCCGTAGGTACATGGGCGAAATAAATTTCACCTTTCGGATTTTTGGCAAGGTACTTTTCAGCAACTTCATCAGTGAGGTTGTCATTAGTGTACATTTTATTGCTTCCGAACTCCGGTTGAAGCAGGACACCATTCTTTAATATATAATTACATTTTTCTTTCATACGGTTATTCTTTTTGATGTAAACAGTCATTTCGATTACAGCATCGCGATAGCAGTCGTTACATGATGTCTTAGTGAATTCTTTTCCTAATACTTCCTTGTACAATCTTTCTATCTCCGATTTATCAGAAGAGGAGTAGGAGGGAAGATCTCCTAGCTCCTTTAATTTATCAACCACTTCTTCTAACTCCATAATTATTCAGTTGGTTTTGTCAGTGTTTCAACAAGCGTTTTTGTCGCATCGTAAGATGTTTTGTACAAGAATAATGCTGATTTGGGAACCTTGGTTTCTTGCAAAGAGATATTCCATCCCCCTTCCGTTTCTTCGGAATACTTGTCATTGCCGATCTCTGCGGCTTTCAAACCTTGGTAGTAACCGTAAACCTGGAAAGCTGAATCTCCCGGATTCTCGGTTTTATTTAACCCTTTAGCTTTATTTTCCAATACAACGACAAAATCACCGTTAGCAAGCCCATCAATAATGTCATTGCATACATCGGGGTCATTTGCTAATACAACCATGTTCACTGTGTTAGTGAACGTGTTACGATAGGTTCCTGTTGCCAAGGCTGTATTGGTACCTGTAAAGGGGGTTGCACCGAATACCTGTACCTTGTAACCTTTTTTACCTGTTTTCAGTGCAAGAGTTTCGATCACATTCTTACGGGTTGCGTTGAATGTAACCGCACCGAAATCCACGTCTGCGCGATTCATTATCACACCTTCCTGTTCCAGCCCGGGAACGATAGGATCATCGCACGATGGTGCGATGTCCTTTTTGATTGTTATATCACATATTGCCATATTTGCTCTTTTCGTTAGTATGCTACCTGTACCAACTCATCTTCGCCAATCATGGAGCCTAATTTTCCTGTTGAATAAATGTAGTTCTTGCGGGCTTTCTTATCAAACCAAATATCCAAGTCCGACATCGGTTCGGTGCCCTCACATCCATACATCAAGTTCTCAGGAGAACATAAAACAGCACGATGCGGTAAGTTAAGTTTGGTTTTGTTGTTCTGATAGGCTTGAATAAATCTATCCCAAATGGAACATTTAACGATGGTTGTTCCATCGTATTTGCTGACCTCTACACCGTCAAATACAACTTCCCAGGGCATGATTACCTTGTACTTTTCTTTCATATCGTGAGTCAGAGCATCGCACATTGACTTGGTGGCGAAAATTGCGCATCCGTCTTTTTGGAAAATCCGGCTGTCGGCATCTTGCAACATCGCATCGAATATTGATGTGGCAATGCCTGTTTCTTTCATCTTTGATTTTTGTAATGCATATGATTCTTCTGCGTTGGCTGCAATTTCAGTGTGCTGTCCGGTATTGTTGGTACAGATGGCAAACAGACGTTTGAAAAAACCGTCACATGTTTTAAATAGTTCGATGTTTACTCCGTCAGTGATTTGACCACCTCCAGTGACAGACGCTGCTGATTTATCTCCAAACCATGTAAAACGCCACATCATTTTCATCATAGCTTCAGACAGCTTCGGCAGTACAATACCGTCCATATATTCGGTCGATGTCAGGTCTCCTATATTTGTTCCCGTTTTAAGGCAGTACTTGGCAATGGTGTTTTCCAAGTCTGTATAGCACATTTCCAAAGGAATTTGCCAATCCCCGATTTCCCATTCCTTTTGGGCGGCAGCGATAGCCACTTTTTTATATTCAGGGTCGCATCCGGAGCCGGCTACTCCGACATCTTCCATTTCACCGATAAAACCAGCTTTTTTACCGTTAGTCACATTGGGCATAAACGTCATGAAACGCTCCATGTCCTCGTTTTGAAAGACTGTTAACTGAATAAGGTCTTTCAAGTCTTTTACAGCCTGATTATCAGGTGTAAGTTTGTCAAAATCTAAAATAGGCATTTCCCCTCCTTTTATTACTTGTTGTTTCTTTTTTCTCTTTCTTCACGAAGTTTTCTCTGAATAGGCGTTTCATTTTCTTCTACTCCTTTTATACCCTTGTTGAACGTTTGGGTACGAGCTGACACTTTATAAGTACTACAATGTTTTGCCAGCCAGTTTTCGCCCCCGGCCATACGGACTGCGTTCAGAATCTTGTTGTCCTCAATGGTACGGGCATTCGTCTTTAGAGAAGCATTCTCAGTTTCCAACTCTTCTATACGGGCTTTTAAAGCTTTCACTTCATCCTCTTCCAATTCATCAGGATCTTTAATTTCTGTAATAACGCCATCTGTCACAATGATAGTCTTTCCGTCAGGCATGACATGTTCGCCATCGGGACTTGCTGTATCTCCTACTTGGGGTTCACCTTCATCTCTTTCCACGGTAAGCGTGTTACCTTCGGCATTTGTCAATTCCATAGATACGACCTGTACGTCTTCAATTTTTTGATAGCCGCATTTGGCCAGCAGCCTGTCTATGATAGTCTGCTTCACTGTTACTTCTTTTTCTTTGTTCATTTTTTTGTTATTAAATGTGTAAGTTCTCCCTTTGGCAGTTGTAGGCATAAGAACGGTCGTGATAAAACCTAATTGTTTGGCTGTTTCACCACCAAACCAACCGGCTTTATTCATTTGGGCTTCGATAACTGAGGCTTCCGATCCTGTGCGTTCTACATACAAAGCTAGCATCTTGTTTTTTTCACTCTCCAAGTTTGATTTTATTGATTCTAGGGTTTCAAGATCAAGGTCTCCATCGTATGAAGCCATATAAGGCTTGTGAATAAGAAACTTTGCATGTGGATAAGCAAAACGTCTTTCTTTTGCAGCGGCCAATAATATCACGGTTGCCATGGATGCACATCGTCCTACTGCAGTACAGCTGATTTGCTTTCCTGAAGCACGTAAGGCGTCATAAATGGCATACCCTTCAACGGCATCACCACCGCATGAATGTATCTCAATATCAATAACGTGGTCATTCGGATCTATCCAAGATAGGAAATTTTGAATATCGGGAAAAGACAATCCCTCTTCACCAGTTAGATACCAATTTTCCATTTTGTCTTTATCCGCAACAATATCTTTGTTGATGTATAATTTCGCCATATATAATCTATTTTGAAGCAAAGGTAAAAAACGGTATATGGCTATAAGAATTTCAGAACATAATAGCACTGACACGCTTTGTCAGTAAAAAAATAGGGGGAAGAATAATCTTCCCCCTTATTGAATTGAAACGTCAACGGACAACCTGTCAATGACTCTATAGATGGTCCTTTCTGAAATGCTGTATTCATCTGCCAGGTACTGCATGATATATGCCTTTTTATGACCTTCAGCCGTAAGACGGGTGTAGTCTTTATACATTTCTAGGTATTTAATATCTGATGCATCTAATGACATTTCAGACATTATCCTAAGAGTGTTCCTGTTTATATATAATAGTTCGTATGCTTTCATAAACTACCGCTTTCTTCTATGTATTTAATTCTATTCGCAACTGAAGTAAACTCTTCTACAGAAACGACAGGGGCAGGAGCCATCATCATTCCTTTGGCGACTGCTCTGGCCAGCATATCTTCGCCTAAAGTTTGATTATTCGTTGCTGTTACATTAATAGGTACACCTCCACCCATCATATTGAAGGATGATAGGATAGGGGCGAACATGGACGTAGCTTTGGCGGTTATAACGGATTCTCCATTCGACAACTGTGCCGGAATACTGTCGCTCGTTCCTGTCCCCGGTCCTGTAACCAAACCACCTTCTGCAAATTTAGCACTTTTTACTATCTTAACAGCATTTGCAATGTTAGAAAGGATTGTTGCAATACCTGATGCCATTGTAGCTATACCAAGAATACCTTTCCCTGATTCAGCGGATACCATTTTTGCGATCGCCTTACCTGAATTGATGGCGATCTCTGCCAAAGCCAACATTTTGCTTGCCATAGCAAATCCTCTATCAGACTCCCCAATTTGTTCTGTGAGAGCTACAAGGCCATTTGTCACCTGTTCCATTGCTTCATATTTAGCTTGTTCTATTTCAATCTCCTTATCGCTCAGTTCTCTCTTGTCTTTCAGATAAGCATTCTGTGCTTCCAGCTTGCGAAGATTGAATGCTTCTATACTTTCACCTTCCATTTGCTGCAGGCTATCGAGCTCGGCTTTCTTTTGTTCCATCCTTATACGAAGAATTTCCTCTTCGTTATCATATGCTTGTGCGATTTCCGTTTCAAAGCGTATGCGCATGGCTTCCTGTTGCTTGTTGATAATATCCTGCTCATGAACTGTTGCCAGTTCGTCTATCTTGGTATTGTACTTTGCTTTAATGGCCAGTTTCATTTCTTCGGTTTGTTCTGTGCTGGTAAGTTCCGCCTCTTGTTGTGCTTGTAATTGTTGTATCTTTAACTGATACTCCTGCTCGCTGCCTTCCTTGACCGATTCCAATTGCAGGGATATCATTTTTAAACGGTTCTCCAGTTCTTTTTTCAGCTCCTCATCGGACAACTTGCTAAGCTCCATAGATTTTTGTTGTTCCAAAGCCTTTATTTTGGCGTTGATGGCTTCACGAGCCTTAGCGGTAAGGTTCTCTTCTTGCTTTAAACTGATTTGCAAATCCTCAATCTGCCGGGAATAGTTCAATTCAATCTCTTTCCGTGCTTGTTCTCTCTTGTCTTTCACTAAGGCAAGCATAGCATCTTCTGCTGCCCTTACTGCTTCCAGTTCTGTTTGCTTTGCTTCCTTTGCTTTGTCTGCACCTTCCTGGCGGATAGAGTTTAGGGTATTTTGCTGCTCTGTCTGACGGGTGTAACTGCTTTCTTCCAATTCACTTAATCTGTTTACTTCTTCGCTTAATTTCCTAAGGTCATCAATAGTGCTTTCCGATATACCGATTTTTCCAATAGCTTCATCTGCTGTAATTGCTCCTTTTTGCATGTCCTCAATGGTCTTAAGGGCTTCCTTTGTTACTTTAGTATATCCGAGCATATTGGCAATTCTTGCTTTCGCTAAGTCTGTTTGGATTTTTAAGTCCTCTTTTTCCATTGCTGCAGCTTTTTCCGCAGCTTTGATACGTTCCTGTGTGGACAGGGTCTGGTCATCTGCAGCTTTTTTCAGCTTCTCAATTTCAGCTCGGTTAGCGGCACGTGACATGGACAGCATGACTTCCCTCTTGTCTATCTCATTCAAGACTTCTGCCAGCTTCCACGCCTGTTTGGTTTCATTGACTATTTCATCACCGATACCAGCGAATATGGATTTGGCATCATTCCCCGCCTGTTTGAAGTTCCCGGTAAACAGATTCACTAAAGCACTTCCCAACTTGCCTGCCCGGTCTATTAAGACATTTACAGTGGCACCAAGAGCACCCATTATCTTATTGGCTGCTTCCACGCCCTTCTGTGTTTTGGTGAACCATGATACCAAAGATCCTAAAGCTACAATTAATACTCCAATACCAGTTCCAAGTAGAGCAACTTTCAACAGTTTCAAAACTTTAATCCAGCCGGTTGTGGTGGTCGAAACAGTAAGCATTTCTGTTTTTACTCCAGACAAATAATTTCTTACTCCACCCAAGGAGGTCACCATTACATTTATCTGCTGCACGAACGGGATATTGGCATTGGCGGCTTCCATTATAGCTTCCTTGTAATTGCCAACATTTCGGTAATACCGCTGTGTCTCTTCTTCAGCGCCCTTTAGAGCATCAGTAACCTCATTAATTCTGTTTTTTATGTTCATGCCTGTATCCGCATTTCGTTCCGCTTCGGATAAAGCATCGTATTCAGCCGTTAGGTTTGACAGTTTGGCACGGAGAGAAACAAGGCTGTTTTCTTGTGCCTTCTCCTGCTTGAGCTGATTTTGCATTGTTTTCGTTATAACACGTATCGAATCATTACAGTCGTTGATATAGGCTTTAGATGCCGCCATTTCTTCATTGTACTGCTGCCTTTTTATGTCTCCAGCCTTTAACTGTTCCTTCAGTTTCGCCTCTGCTTCTTTGGCTTTGTCGATTTTTGTCTGATACTCGGCTATAGCTTTGATAGCCTCATTATAATTCACTTTGATATCAAGTATCTTTTCTACTTTGTCTGCCATAATTTTAGATGTCTAATTGTAATAATTCAACATTTGCTATTCCTGTATTTTCTGCTGTAACGGATAGAATTGCATAATATTTCCCATATTGGGCCAGATATGCTGGAGTGGTCATATCTAAGTCTCTCAAGTCTTTTTCTGTTATTTCTATTTTTTCTTTAATGATTTTGGGGGTATACACTGCATTTTGAAAGCTTGTGTAGAATCTTTTTATGATATCTGTGAACGACAATTGTGTGAAGGTTCCATTTGATAGACCTCCATTGTTTTCCTCGAGAAGTATTCTTGGTTGAACTTTTTGCAGTTCAGCCTTTCCCTCTCCGTCATATTTGTACAATCGTATGAATGCTGTAATTCCTCTCATGTCGCATCCTGCAAATTTCAACTCTGCCATTTCTCTAGACTTCTCTAATGAGCTGATCAAGCAAGTAATTTCTCCACTGTAGTTGCCTTTTACCGTATCATCGTCTTTGTATTTAAGTATATTTCTTTGTGCAAAGCCATCGATAGTGAATTTCATTTCTTTAGGCTTGTTGGCCATATACGATGCTATTACCCGTCTAGTCCAATTGTACGCTTGTTCTTTTTTCTTTATGATATCATCGACAGACATAAATCTTATAATGTTCGTGCCTTCAATAGGATATGCAAATACGCCTAGCATGGTAGATATTGCTTTAATAAAATCAAGCTGTGTCATATCTGGCAAATTTGGTATAATGGGGTAATGACCATTCCCGTTAAGAATACTTTCGTCTGGTTGCTTGGGCGATACAAGGCTGTTTTCCATTCTTAGATTTATGATTCCATCTACACCGTTTGATACGTCTGCAATAAATCCGATATTTGTGAATCCAAACCGGATATCTGTACCTTTGTTTACTGAGTCAGACTCTACACCTTCGAACTCAAACGTAATATTGTAAGAGTTTCCTCCATTGCTTATTATATCCGTATATCCTATGTTGAATATTTCATTGTTCTCTCCGTTCTCAATATAATAAGCTATCATGGCTGCATTGCTGGGATAGAAAGAAGTTAAAGTATGTATTGATACTTTGCCTGAAGCATTGAGCTTTATGGAGTTTCCTTTTGTCTTTATTCCACTAATGAATGTGCCTTCGCTTAGCGAGCTTTTATTTACCGTTCCATAATATGATGAATATTCTTTATTTTCGAAGTAAAGTTCAATAGGCCCGGTTCCTTGGTTAAGGTAATATTTTGCATTCAACCACAGTTCATTCTTTTGAGAGAATTCCAACCCGTCATTTCTTGTCAGCAATGGGATAAACAGCTTGTTCAAGACTGCTTGCTGTTCACTTGGAAAAATGAATATCACATCATTATCAAGTGATATATGTTCTAAAATCCATGTTGCTTTAACTGCCGGATGATAGGGTAAGTCTTTATCGGCTGAACGTATATTGTAATTTACTTTTGGGAAAAAGAAATCTCCATGACTATCATATTGGCTTACGTTCTTTCCGCTATTCCATTCGATGTAATAATCAGGAAATGGATCATTCCCTTGGCTTTCATAATGCCAACGTTCTTTTAAATCTTGCAGTTTTTTTTCTTCATTGGCAATACTTGAAAATTGTGTTGCGTTTCCCCATATTAATGCGGTTTCAAACACATCAGACGTGCCTATCAAGTATATTTTTGCCCCTTTGATAATTTCTACTCCGTTTCTTATGTATCTAGCGTCAAGGTAAAATGAAGCAACGGAATATTGGCAGGATGGCAGGTCTGCGTGAAGAAATGCAGACTGATTCCTCACTGTGTTTGGAAGTTTAATAGTGTAGCTTGTGTTACTTACAATTTTGCCTATATCGGTGAATATATTATTCTTGTATTTTAATGTGATATTGGTGCTGTCGTCCATATCTACTAATTTGTTGTTGGCACCGACATATAATAATTCATTTCTCATAAGCTCTGCACGTTAGTTTCAGGTAATATAATGTTCGCTTCAAAGTCTTGCAGTGATACCCGCTGTTTGACGAAATTTCCCACAGACACATTTACGGCCATCCATCTGGCGTTACCGTTATCATCATAGCCCATGAACATATCAACAACAGGAGATGTGGCCATTTGGTAAAGGAAGTCATAAGTTATGCTGTCTATTAATGGAGCGCATACGAGAAGTGTCGTTTCTTCCATTTTCCTTTGCTTTCGTCCGCTACCTCCATGGTATCCGTTCTTGTAACTGTAATCCTGCATATTGTTTCTGATGAACTCTCCGTCATTGGATACCTGCGAAGTCTCGTCTCCTTGCATGAATAGCCAGTAACACCACATTCCATGGCGGTTGATCCATCTCAAGTATATTCCACAGTCTGAATTGTCAACCTTACAAGTGATCTTTGTGGCCATATTGAGCAGCCCTCGGAAGGTGAAATCAAAGGTGTGGTCAAAAACAGATGCTGCCGTATTACTTCCAGGTAGATAAAATTCCACCCTGTCTGAAGCATCTATTCCAGCAAGAATGATATTCCATGCATTTTGTCCTGATAATGCGATAGGGGAGCTTTCGGAACCATCTATAGTTACTTTTACATTCCCTGATGTTGCAGAGTATAAGCCTACAGAGAATGGGTAGTTTTTGAACCATGTCAGCACTCGGCTTCCATTATACTGCTCTCCAACCTTACTGGCTCCCCACAATATGAATACGTTGAACTGGAAGCTGTTTTCAAGTGTTCCTGATTCGTTATACATATCAAGCTCTATGCTAAACAGACGTCCTAACTTACTATCTTCGGCGTGAGTTGACTTGTAATCGACTTCTCTGTATTCGTCAAAATAGCTCTGCGTATAGAATGATAGGTCAAAGAAGCAGGAACCACCGAACGTCGCTCTGTTCTCTCTGTCTGATGTGGCTGTGGTGGTGTCCGTTACCGTTGCAGTAACAGATTGATAGTTTCCGCCAAGGATATTTATTATCACAGGATTAAAGCAGAATCCTATTTGGTCAGGATATTCAATTGTTGTATTATCTATCGTATGTGTTCTCATTGTCGAAATTCAGATTTATATGTTCAACTTCTGTTTCATATATAGCCGATACCCTGCTGGCTATATTGTCCACGGTATTTTCTAGATCACGGGAATAGATTTCCTCATGTTTTCTGTTTCGGTATAGTTCCGTTCCTTCCTTGGCTATCTTTCTAGCGACAAGGTAGGCGAAGGAATCGGGCTTCTTTACTTGTATACCCTTATCTTCCACCCATTGGCGGATAATCTTGTAAAATCCTTTCGGAACTTTCCCTGGCCCACGTCCGGTTTCTAGTACCGCGAATGCCTGCCTGCCCCACAAAACGCCTCCGTCCTCCGACATTTCTACTTTCAGACTGCCCTTTGTCCTTCCACTGGCTACTTGTCCGGCTGCTTCATGGTTGGCTATAATTCGCTTGCGTAACGCTTCCAGCTCTTCACCTATTATCCTTAGGGTTCCGGCTTTAGTTTCTGCTGCCATATACAATCTCTTTCACGCTCTTGTTGCAAATAACAGTACCCATTATCTCTTCTAACTTAAGTTGGATAACTATTCCGGTTACATTAACATCCAGCTTGTCATAGAAAACAGAATAAGGGATATCTCCTGATATTTCTTTGAACATCCCACTCCTGTTCAATAGCAATATGAATTCTTTGGCTTTATTCTTGCATCCTTCTATCACTGCATCATTTTCTGTGCCATCAAAATCGAACTTGGTTTTATCCATGAATGCCATCATACAGTTAGGGCAGTCTCTTAACTGCTGTCTGCCTAGATTAAAAGTTCCGCTTACAGGAAGGAGATTAAGCACTGCCGGCAATTTAATCTTGTCCAGTCTTATATTGGCTGTTTGCCAGTTGTCAAAAAGGTAACTTACACCCTCCATAGAGTCTACTATCTTTTTAATTTTTTGCTCTACCGTCATTTCTTCTTACTTAATATGTTTCTTAATCTACGTTCGAATCTTACTCTTTTGGCGTCCATGTCAAGACATTTATATACTCTGACCCATGGCACGCTGTCTACTTCTGCATGATCAGTGATACCCATGCGCTGTGCATAGTAATCAATCATGCCGAAAGGTCCAAAATTTAGCAATTCGGATCCTGCTTGCTTCTCTTCGGGTGTGGGTGGTACATTCGTCGACGCGAATAGTTTATTTATTCGTTCAACTTCTTTGGCCACCCATTGTACGAATCCCAGTACATCGGTAGCTGGAAGTTGGGATATATAACGTTTACTCAGCCCCATCAGTACAGTACAGGGAACGAACAAGATATCGTGTTCTGTTTCGATGGATTGCAGTTGCATCAGTTCTCCCATATTTATGTCGTTTAGGGTATCTGGTGTCTTATACTGCCCTAGTTGATAAGGTTTTTTCAGTTCATCCAACTTGGTTCTAATGACCTCGGGTTCGGTGGCAATGCTGCTTATTGTCAAAAATTCTTTTACTGTCATATCTTTCCTATTTTTGCTTTTGGTCGTTTTGGTGTTGGTTTGATGCGGAATATCATTGCCATTATCAGCATATCAAGGTAATCTGTGGAATGACCTAATATTTCTTTCATTTTTTCTTTGCTGATTATTCCTTTCTTCCGTGTGTCTGCATCAATATGTGCTTGTTTGAGAACTGACAATTCTTCAATGATCCGTTCCCGCTGTGCTTCCGTGCATACGATACGAAGCAATCGATTGTTAATCATCTCAGCCAGTTTGAAGGCACACTCTGATTTCAAATTGTCAAATTCAGGATTAATAGGTCGTGCTCCTCCATGAAACTCCTTGATACCGTTCAGATAGCTTTCAAGATAGTTCCCCAATCCGTCAGAGTCCGCAATCATCTTACTACGAGGAATTGAGCATTCTATCATCATCCGCTTCAGGTCTGTTTCAATGGATTTTCCAGTACTGTATTCCTGATCCAGTTTGATAAAACACACATTCCCTTTCCAATGACCGGCGATAAATCTGTCTCGTCCCTTCATTGCAAGGTCTGCAGAACCGGTAGATTCACCTGCAGGAGCAATGAACTCATTCGTGAACAAGTCACAGATAGCGTCGTAGTTACACAGGGCAGTCGGGTCATTATCATACTCCCAATTGCCGAAATATAGGCGTTCCTTTGTTACCCGGTCTTTTGTGTTTCGAAGACTTTCGATGTAGTCTTCTGTTGCCCAAGGATTATCCTGCACCAAAGCTTGGATAAATGCATAAGGAGCTTGTAATTTGTCTTCTTTCCAGGGCTTGTAGAATTCACGGTATAGCCAGTTTTTCTTCGGGTTACAGGTGATAAGTATCTTTCCGGGTACATGGTATACATCGTTCATGTGGCGGCCGATACGGGTTTTCAAGACTTCGAAGGCAAGGTAGTGCACTTCACCAGCTTCCTCTATCCATCCTCCTGTATATTCCTTAGACCCCAATCGTTCATACATCGGATCTTTCACCGGATAATACGTCAAGTCAATATAAACGATTTCACTTCCGTTGTCGAAGGCTATCCCTTCATTTGTTGTCTTGTATGCCGTGAAGCTGTGAGAAGATGCTACCTTATTGAAGGTCACGGTAACGGACTCACGGCTATCCTTCAAATTATTTCGGCCAACAAACCAGCGAGTACCGGGAAGATAGTAGGCACATTGCATCAGCCATTCACAGCCTAGCCATGATTTACCACCACCTCCGGCACCACCATACAATAAAAATTTCGTTTTGCTGTCACGAAGAAAATTGTATGCCAATCGCTGTTTTAAGTTAACCTTTTGCTCCATATCACTTCAATTTGTCAGCTTCGGGAGTATAGGGAAGAAAGTCAAATCCGTTGAAGGGTTTGCCTTGTGTTGTATGATCCACTTCCTGTTTGTCGGACAACCCTAGCTTTCGGGCTATAATGTTTGCATTGAAAGCGCCAACACAGGCTCCTTCAAATTGTTGAGTCTCGATGGTTTCTTCCACCCGCGCGATGACGTGCAAAAAATCTTCATCATTTTTTTTCATGCATTCACTTCTGAAGCTACTCCACCAACGTGATGAAGTACCTAGATAGATACATAATCCGGTGAGAGAGTAGGGGCGCTGTGTAGGTGAAACTTCTTGTTGTGTTTGCTGTTCATTAACAGTTTCTGTTCTTTTACCTTTTTTGCGTCTAACAGGCATGGTACGTTGTATAGCCTTTCTTGTTGTCCATGGGTTTTCATCACACCATTGGAAATATTCGCACGCCGCCTCCCATAACGCTTCAGGCGTGGCGAAGAGTTTATCCCTGCCATGCTTGCTGCGTAACATCCAAAACTGATTTCCTTTAGGTGCTGCCATTGTTTATAGTGTTTTAAAGATTGGTATAATTTCTTTGTCCAGATCCCATTTGCGATTATTGGGAAGAGGAAGTGTGAATTCATATTGCAACGCTTTCAGATAATCATTCTTACTTGCGCTCCTTCCGTTGGTTGATGCTACTTGAAATGACGAACCTCTTAACTCTTTTTCTGGGCTTATCTTCATTCCTTTATCGAATATGTTAAAATCCTTTCCGATGTAAGCTGTGTTTAATCTGATGATGTCAGCTGTGGAATGATAATGCTGGAAGTACCATTCACCAAAACGGAAGTTGGCTGTGAAGTTCTTTGCGTCAAGAAATACGGCTTTAGAACGATGGTCGTGTGTTTCCTTGCGTTCAGATGATTTCTGGGCGAACAGCAGCGGAATGCCAGACCAGAATATCATTCCTCCGGGCTTGCATAATGCTGATAACGAAAGTAAGACATTCTTTTCATCCTCTTCTGAGTTCACAGAGTTCAACACGCTATCGCACACAACCACATCGTACAGCCCGTAGTCCGACAAGGTCTTGCATATGGAAGCACAGTCTTGCCTGATTTCCTTTTCATCAATGATGTCCGCTCCATCTTTGCGGTGGAAGAATTCAATGGCGTCAATGAGATAGCCTTTTTTCTTCAGTATGGTTGCGTAATCCTTTTGTCCGGCACCGAAATCGAGTATGCGCATATCCTTGGTGATGTATGGTATAACCTGCGTTTCATACAACGTTGAATGGCTACGCTTGCTTGGAACCCCGTTCTTTTGCCGTAGCCGTGCCTTTTGGGCAAAAGACTGTATATAGGTCTTTCGTTCCAGATGGGAATACTCGAACACTCCATATTCCTTAGAGAAGTATTTGAGCGCGATTTCTTCTTTCCCTTCTGGAAGGACATATACAAGTAGGTCCATACCTAATAGTTTTACCGTTTTGGCATATACTGTTGAGATGATCACTTTCCCGGTATGGTCACATACGGCATTTGCAAACTGGCCGTAACGGAGAATCATTTTCGTAAGGTCAACAACACGTGAGTTGTTTCCTCCTTTGGAAAGAATGGAGATATCTTTGTTGGATACAGTATAAAATCCTTCTGTTCCTTTAGGAAGACTTACATTGATTTCTGGTTGGATTTCCGACAACTCACATTCCGCATAGTTGTGAAGTTGGTTGAACCTTACTTCATCGGTGGAGTTTACACCATCAAGAATAAAGGCTGGAACATGGGTATACCCAAGCAGCTTCATTGTCTTTGTACGTTGGTGTCCTGCCATGATACGTTTATCCGATTGACGTATGATGATCGGTTTGATAATGCCTAATTCCTTGATGGATTTTTTTAAATCTTCTTGTGCTTCATTAGTGAGCAGGCGTGGGTTATATTCTGCCGGGTTCAATATTGATATGTCTATGTATTCCATCATAAGCTAAGTAGATTATTAACAAAACCAACCATTACACCGTTCTCATCCAAATATTCAGAAGCCCGTGCTTTCAGTGCTTCCAGTTCGCTTTCACTGACTGGAATCTTATACCCCTCAAATACTAAATATTTGATATGAGCTCCGGCTTCATAGTTTGCGTTCTTGAGTACATTATGACTGTCTTCTATATCTTCTGAAAAATCTGTCGGATCAGGAAAGCTGATGCCTTCCATACCCCAATTAAGCAACTCGTTACAATCCCAGTCAAACAACTTGGTTATGTCCCATTGTCCGTTGTTAACGTTATCACGTATGATTAGCTCACGTTCCCTTTCCTCGGTCAGGTTGGGAATAAGAACGGTCGGTACTTGTTGCATACCTAGCGATATACAGGCATCATACCTTTGGTTTCCGGCTATAATGATCAATTCGCCAGTACGGTCTGACAGGATGATCGGTCGGGCTTCGAAATAATCCGGATTGTTTCGGATTGACTCTTTAAGTTTGTCTAGCTGTTCATCCGAAATAGTTCTTGGATTGTTTTCCAGTTTCTTCAGTTCCTCTAGTTTTCTGTAAATAATTTCCATAATTACTTTTTTTGCGTTACAGAAACGAAGGTACTTAATAAGGGAGCTAAGGGGAAAAATGAGGAAAACAAAGTACTGACACGGCTTGTCAATACTTTGTTATGTGTGTTATAATTCCTTTGTTGATATCAATGCCGAATTGCTGGTAAGATAAAGAATTACAGGAAAGTATTTCACTGGTAACCTGTAAAGTCTTGCATTCTTCTTTGATGAACGTTAATATGAAAAGTGGGAAAGATAGATAATGCTTTTTGCAGAGGTAGTGTAAAATAAACTGTGTCACGCATTATTTATCTCTAGAAAACTCATCGGTCGGGGAACGGCCCGCGCCAAGGGGCGGGACCACCCGTCCCGACGAGCGTAAAATTACAATAATTTAAACCGGTTTCCAAACTTTATAGCCAGTTGTTGCGAGATGGTAGCCCAATTGGCCAGTGGCATGGTCCATTTCTTACGTATATTGCGGTATGCAAGATAAACAAGTTTCTCAAGGGCTGTATCCGATGGGAACACGCCCTTGTTTTTTGTTACCTTGCGGATCTGACGGTGATACCCCTCAACGGTATTTGTGGTATAGATAAGCTTACGGATGACCGGAGTATACTGGAAGTATTCGGACAGCTTATCCCAGTTGTCCTGCCAGGATCTGATAACGACAGGATACTGTTCACCCCATTTTTCATCCAGCTTGAGGAGCTCATTTTCTGCGGATTCCTTATTGACTGCCTGATAGACACATTTCAAATCCCTTAAGAACTCCTTCTGATTCTTGGATCCTACATACTTGATGGAGTTACGTATCTGATGTACTACACAAAGCTGTACGGCTGTATTAGGATAAACGCTTTGAATGGCTTCAGGAAACCCCTTCAGACCGTCTATACAGGCAATGAGAATATCCTCAACTCCACGGTTCTGAAGGTCTGTCAACACGCTGAGCCAGAAGTTTGCTCCCTCATTCCTTGATATATACATTCCAAGTAACTCCTTGTGTCCCTCCCTGTCAATGCTCAGTACATTATAGATTGCACGGGTTACCGCGCAGCCACGTTCATCCGTTACTTTGTAATGAATGGCATCCATCCAGACTATAGGATAAACAGAATCAAGCATCCGTGATTTCCATGCTTTTATCTCCGGAAGTACACGGTCTGTGATGGAACTGATTGTGTCGGCCGAAACACGATTCCCAAGATTTTCTTCCATCCAGTCACTGATTTCCCTTGTGCTGTTTCCCATTGCATACAAGCCAATTATACGGTCAGCAACACCTTCTGCCAGAATAGTCTCACGCTTCTTGATAAACTGGGGATCAAAACTCGAATTACGGTCACGGGGAGTGGAAACGGTTACTTCGCCCAAGGGAGTCTGAACCTGCTTTTGCATCTTTCCGTTACGACGGTTACCCATCTGGCGTTCTTCTTCTGTCAAATGTGCATCCATCTCTCCTTCCAGGGCTGCATTCAATATACTTTCCAATAGTGGGGCAAAGGCGCCGTCCTTACCCAACAAAGGCTTGCCGGCTTTCAGCTGTTCAATGGCCTTGTTCTTGATACTCTCGAAATCAAATTCTTCTTTCATAAAAAAAACTGTGTTAGCAAAGTTAATACTTTATTCCTTGCTGACACAGTTTAATTTACATCCTC